ACCGCACCTGCAATAAACGTCAGGACTCCAACGGTAGCTAATTTTACTACTGTAGACCAGATAGACTTACGAGTGTCACGCCAAGCTTCCAACAAGCTACGCATCTCTGTAATATCTTTATGTGCGTCATCGTCTAGTAAGCCAATAGAACGCAGGGCTTCTTTAGCTCCACGTCTTGCTGCACGATCTAGCATATCTTCTATTTCTTCTGGAGAAAGTTTGATGTCACTCATAGTTTAACTCATAAAGGCTTAAATAACAAGAACTATTCAGGCTTAATAGGCCAAGTTATATTCTCTGGGAAGCCCTCTTGCGCTGGGACATCCCGTAGTGCTTGGCAGTAGTCAATCCATTCTTGTGAAACTGTTAAATCTGAACGGAAACGCCAGTCTGTTTCAGCTAAAAGGCTGTTTCGACGCTCACGAGCAAATTCAACGGCTGCTGCTGCTTGATCGTTAAGGAATTGCTCTAATTCAGCCCCTTCGATAGGAACCAACGTATCCCCTATTTGCTTTAATAATTTCGCCATTATAATCTCCTATGTGGTAGAACCATAAAGATATATTGTTCCACTTGACATTGTTGCAGCCTGATTTAGATTGAACGTGACAGAAGGAACGGCATCATCCGCATATGTACCATTACTACCTCCCGTAAACCTTTCTGTACCATAGTAATTGTTTGTAGTATCTACATTACCTCCAAAAGCATAAATCCCTGTTTTTCCAGTATTATATGCATTGTAAAGGAGTACCGTACCATTTGAAGTTTCACTACTTTGAGTTACAAATAAAAGACTAGCATTATTTAAAGTAGAGTTTGATCGTGATGCCCAAGTTTCAATAAAACGTGCGCCACGAAAGGTTACATTATTTGTACCATCGTTGGCTTTTACATTCAGATACAGACCAGAATTTGCAGAATGCTCTATCTCAACGTACTCAAAACGCAAAACTGGATAATCTGCTAAACTAATTGAAACGGAACTAGGGTTACCTGATATTGTTGTTGTCGATATTAATTCCCAGCCACCGCCGCCACCATCAGCCCACTCACCCGCAGTAGCACCTGAATTAACAGTCAAAACCTGACCCGCAGTGCCAAGCGTTGATGGAATGTTGGTTGCAATGTCACGCCCATCTACAGTACCAGACACAGTGATATTCCCAGTAATGTCTACGTCACCTGTATAAGTCGGTGTCATCTTAGCATCTAACTGAGTCTGAATATTAGATGTAACACCATCTGTGTAGTTCAATTCTGTAGCACTAGCAGTGACATCCGTAATGTCTGTCGTTTCAATAGTACCATCCGCAAGTGGCTGACCTGCTGCTACAATATCTGCTAAGTTTCTTGCTTTACTCATCTCAGTTTATCCTTACGGTTTTGTAGGCCAATCATCTGGCTCAAGGTTGGGCCAGTTTGCGTGTGTAGTAATATCACGAAGAGCTTGACGGTAAGTAGTCATCTCTGCAGACATTGTAACATCAGAAAGACCTGTCCAATCTGTCTCAGATAAAAGACTATTACGAAGATCACGGTTTTGTACTGCTACAGCAGTATCGTATTCTGTAATTTCTTCTGCAGTTTTATCTGTAATAGTCCAACCTACAGTCCACACACCATTAACAAGAGTGGGTGTGCTTTCTTGAGTAATGTTTTGAGTTCTTTGTGTGTAACTAGGTTGATCTGTTTTCGTTACAGAATAAACACCATACTGCTCAAGTAATGAGTCAGGTACTTGTTTTGGAAAAGATGTATTTGGATTTTCACGGCGTAGTAATCCTATTGAATAAGGATATGTCTCTACTGAACCATTTGTAATTTTAACGTACATTTAAGTTTTCCTTGTCAGCTATGTCTCTTGCTTTATTCATTGTTGTTTTCTTTGTTTAAATAACTGTCTGTAACCGTTTAATACCAGTATCTGTAGAGGGAAACTCTAAATTAGTTTCTAACCCTGTTACACGATAGATAAGTCTAACTACACCATCACCACCATTACCACCATAACCCCAGTAAACACTTGCAGAACCACCGCCTCCACCGCCGTAGTCACCACCTTTTGTATATGCCCCTGTACTGTCACTGTTTGTACCGCTGTCTGGAGCATCACCATTGCCACCACCAGAGCCTCCGATACCATTTCCATAAGTAGTAGCAGTACCATTAGCCCCTTCGCCATAAACTCCAGTGCCACCACCGCCACCAGATACGTGGTCTACTGTACTGTAAGTGTATCGTGCAGCACCTCCGCCGCCGCCTCCACCGCCAGAACCATAGTCACCCCTAGTGTAGTAATCATCCCTACCGTGACCGCCATTGCCTGAGTAACCACCTGCGCCACCGCCACCTGCAGGGCCATAGCCAGATGATGCTTGACTATAGGAAGTACCTCCTACACCACCGCCACGGGCAGTTCCGTAACCACCATTTAAATAGTATGAACCGCCTGGTGTATCAGTGTTGTATGTACCTGCAGAACCACCAAATGCTTTTATCCTAAGAAAAGACCAAAACAGGGAATCTTCACCTGCTGTCGAACCTGATGGATAGGCTCCATTAGAACCTCCTGCCCCAACAACTACACTATAATTATTTCCAGGGGTTACAGATATATTGTTCATCCAAGCTAGGCCACCACCACCACCGCCTCCCATAGCATATGTATGACTGCTACTACTATTATTGTAGTACATACCACCACCACCACCGCCTATACAAACAACGGAAACGTAGTTTACTCCTGCAGGACAAGTCCAAGTGTATGTTCCTGGAGTAGTGTAAAGTATCTCACGTTCTAAAACGTGGCTACGTCCTACTGCTACTACACTAGCTGCACCAATCATTATTGATCCCCTGCATAAGAAATGTAAGCACTAGCACCAATTTTCCAAATACTAAATACGTTAAAACCAGTGGTTACTAATGTAGGAGCTACACCATCATTGTTAGACCAAGTAAACCCTGACCAAGTAACAGCATAAGCTGAACCATCATCAACCATAAGGATTAAAGAATCTCCATCGTTTAAACTAGAACTACTAACAGTAATGCTTGCACCCAGTGTTATTTTTTGTATTTGTCCATCACTTGCAGATACGTTAAATGTAGAAGATACTGTACTGTGATCTGTAGTTCCTGTAACTACGTTATTAAATGTTACACTGTCATCTGTGGCTAAGTCTTGGTTTATAGATGCCAGATTAGAACTATAAGCTTGTACGTCTGAACCAATAGCTACACCAAGGTTTGTTCTAGCTGTAGATGCACTTGCAAGATCAGATAAGTTATTTGCTACTTGAGCAAACTTTGCATCAGCTTGTGTTTGTGTATACGTATCTGCAATAGTAAAGATGTTGTAAGCTACAATGTCAACAATATCACCTGCAGTAGCACCTGTAGTTAATACGACAGTAGTACCATTTGTAGCTGTAAAGTCTGTGCCCAGTAAAAGCTTTACACCATTTAGATATACATTTACATAACCTACTTCATAGCTTACTGCAAAAGATGTTTGACCACCTGTAGCTGTGTAATTAGTAAATGCTACACCGTAGTTAGTATTACTTACCCAAGCTGTACCTGTATATACATACAATCCATTATCTGTAGAGTTAAAGTACAAAGCACCAGTAATAAGTGCATCACCATCGTTATCTACTGTAGGTGCAGAGGCTTTAGCACCAAGGTATCTGTCATCAAACGAATCATAAGAAGCTGCAGCATTTGTTGCTGAAGTTGCAGCATCAGTAGCACTTGTGGCTGCATTGGTAGCTGATGTAGCAGCCGCAGCAGCACTTGTAGCCGCAGCAGTAGCTGATCCTAAGATACCGTCAACGTATGTTTTTGTAGTCAAATCGGCATTGTCTGTAGGTGTATAGGTAGTTGTAATCTTAGAGCTACCCATATCAATAGCACCTGTCATAGTGCCACCAGACAATGCTAGACGTGTATCACGTTGTGTGTCTGTATATGCCTTTGTACTTGCATCTTGAGCAGCAGTAGGATCACCCATACCAGTGATCTTATTAGTGCTCATAGCAATAGCACCAGTCATCGTACCACCTGCTAGTGGTAGCTTGGTTGCTATGCTGTTTGTAATAGTTGTAGAGAAGTTAGGGTCATCATCTAAAGCAGCAGCTAGTTCGTTTAGTGTGTCTAGTGTTCCTGGTGCTGAGTCTACAAGACTTGCTATTTCTGTATCTACATAATTTTTTGTGGCGGCTTGTTGTGCCGAAACTGGATCACTAACGTTGTTAATTACGGTAGATGTAACATCTAGTGTTCCATTAATTGTCATATTGTTAAATGTAGAGGAGCCACTAGCAGCCGTAACATTACCAGTTACATCACCTGTAATATCACCAGTTACGTTACCAGTAACATTGCCTGTAACGTTACCTGTTACATCACCAGTAAGATTACCTGTAAAGCCTGTGTTAGCAGTAATAGTAGTACCTGTAATAGCTGCAGCAGTAGTACCACCAATGACTACGTTATCTGCTGTACCACCGTTAATATCAGCAGTAGCTAGTGTTGCTTGACCAGATGTGGTTACAGTTGTAAAGCTACCTGCAGCAGCACTAGAAGCACCAATTACAGTACCGTCAATAGCACCACCATTAATGTCTACAGTGGCGTGAGTAGACGTACCAGTAGATGTAATATTTGCTACAGTAGTATCACCAGTTACACCTAGAGTACCTGTAATAGTAGCATTCTCGTGTACATTAACTGTATCAATATATCCAGTACCATCAATGTATAAGTCTTTAAACTCTAAGCCAGATGCACCAAGATCAATATCATTATCAGTTACAGGTTTTAATACACCGTCTTCTAGTCTAATTTGTTCTACAGCAGTAGTAGATACCTCATTATAAAAACTAATTCTGTTGTTTGTAGCATCTATTACAATTTTGTTGTATGCATCTGGGTCAGAGATCATAGGTACATAGGCACCCTCTGCAGTTGTGCCATCGTGTTTGTGACCTGTAGCTTGAGCAAATGCACTCTGAATTGCATTATACTCTGCATTAACTGGTGCAGCTTTAATAACTGCATTAGCAATAATGTCAGCTACGGATTGTCTTGTATAACCTGCCATTTTATAACCTGTCTCCTACTCCGAATGTAATCACTAGACCCTGAATACTGTGTGATGCATTGGAATCATTAGTTACGAATTTAAATGATGCTGACTTGCCTGAACCTGAAATGTTTGTTCTTTTAACAGGAGCAGGGTTACCATCAAAGATTGCTGTACTATTATATAAAGCTTCGTTATAGTATGCTGCAGCACCTGTAGTTGTTAATGTAAAGTTTGTAGGACTTAGTGTGTCAACATCTTCATAGTCATACAAAGCAGACATAACAATCTCATTGTCACCTTCAGAACGTAGATATGTAGCTACTGTGTAGAATACCTTACGTTGCTCTGGGTCTTGCATATGGAAGAACGGTGTCTGGAATAAACTAAAGATGTCTGTGCCATCAAAGTCATTACCTTGTTCTTGACGATGCACTTTACCGTTACTGTCACCGTGTATTACAAACTCATTCTGCCCAATGTAGCCACTGGCAGCACAAGTAGCTGTGATACCTAGCATCTGGCTATATTCAAACTGCAAACCATTAGGTGTTTGTCTGAAGCCCCCAATAATACCTTGAGAGTCTGCTGCACCAAAGAAGTAACGGAATTGTGTCTTTTGTCGTATTACTACAGCATTAAGACTTTCTAGGTCAATATCAAACACAATGTCAGTAAAAATAGACTGAATATCTTTTGATACTGTCTCTAGATTAACGTCACCAATCTTGTCTGTACCACTAACAGGACGTAAGCCATCTTGTGATAAGAATAGTAGGTCACCACCGATCTCAATAACACTATCTGTAGCTAGGCATCCAAGGTCATCTGTAACTTCTTGTAGTACAAAGTTAGAGATGTTGTCACCTGCTAACTTACGAATGTTATTACTACCAAAGATATACAGTATGTCACGGAAGGACTTGATAGCTACGACAGGGAAACCTACGTTAATAACACCAGCACCATCAGCAGCAGCAAAGCTAGTCTCATCGTAAGGTGCACTAAAATAAAGATTCGTGTCTTCACTAGGATCACCTGCTAGGAACATATGGTTCTTAAATACGTGT